GGTCATAGCCCTAACGTACTCAGGGTCATAGTCCCACATATAGTGCTGCTTAGTCCTGTCCTCTAAACTAGCCATATCAGAACCACATAGTGTGTGTCCTTCTTTACGCACTGTAAATAAACTACGAACTTCCTTACCGTACGGCTTACGTTCTGAGGGTAGGTTGACGCACACTGCATGTTTAAACCGTAAAGTATTAGTCAAGCCTTGTATCTCAGCCCTAACAAAACCGTCTACGTCTACGTTATCCAGTAAGCCTTGCACTAAACCAATGCGGTGCTTAACCACTGTCATTGTGTGTAGGTGTTCTAATTCAGGGTGGTCTTCAATCAACCGTACCACTGATTCACACAAGTCACCGTCAGGCTTCTTAATCTGTGCTACCTTGCCACTGTCCTTCTTAAACTTCCAAGTAGCAGGGACCCAGCCACAACTTTCCAACCATGCTTTTAACTGAGGTACACTACTAGGGTTAGGCTCTTGATGTCCTACCACCACCTCGATTACCTCATCATGAGCAAAGTCTAAACCACGCTCATCACACAGTGCTTGCCACTTCTCACCAGTAGCAGACAATGTACCGTCCTTCTTAAAGGGTTTAGCGGGACGCTTACGCTTTGCAATCTTAGGTACTCGTGGCATTACCTTGGATAAGTCATCAACTGCAACTGTGTATTTTCCTAACAGTTCGTCAAGTAAATTGCTGGCTTTGTTTACGTCCAGCTTCCACTTACTTGCTTCCTGCATTGCGGCACAGTTCATCTTATGTGATAAGTACTTAACCAATCTGTCGGGATTACCATTGTAAAGTTTATCTAGGTACTCTTCTTGGATAAGCCATAGCTTGTGGTTAATCTTTACGTCCTCCTCACAGCGATGCACGTATGTTTGCAGGTCAGCTTTCTCCCAGTCTTCGACTACTGGCTTGGCAATACCTAAGCGTTCACCCCATTGTGCTAGGCCATGCTTGGCAATCTCAGGGTACAAGTACCAAGACAATGCTAGTGAGTCCACAATCTGTGCCTTAATCTTTATACCTAACAAGCGTTCCAACACTGGCTTATCGTAACGGATAAAGTTATGGCCGATGATACGGTCTTCAGTAGTCAAACTGTTTAAGAAGTTGGTAATGCTTTCATAGCTAGTCATAGTTGCCATACCAGACACAGACATACAGTGTATCTTAGTGGCCTCTATGCCATCAGTCTCTATGTCTATAACGTAATCAGTCATTAGTTTGTCCGTGGTTTACGTGAAAGCCGTAATGCTCTCTGCCTTCTCTAGCTGCTTTAGCTGCGTCTTCTATGTTTTCAAAAAGGCCTAAATGAATTTTTTTGTAGTCAACGCAAACATACGCACAGTATTTACCACGAGATTTTTGAAAGCTTACACCGGAATGTCCAGTAGTGTTATTAGAAGACATACTCTGGTTTCTCATATTTTCTCTATGAGTAGCCATACGTAGGTTTGTTATCCTGTTATCGTCCCTATCGTGATTGATATGGTCTAAATGACCATTTGGAAACTCCCCATGTTCGTACAGCCAAACTAACCGATGAGCAAGATATACATAAAACTTATCCTCTAGTGTTAATCCTATCTTAACGTAACCTTCTTTGCTAGCATAGCCTGCCACTTTACCACGCATTTTCTTTCCGTTTGATTTGACATCAAGCCAAGTAAATACACCAGTATCCTTGTCGTAGTGTAGTTTCTCCTTTAACAGCTCTTGAGTGATTACCGCTTCCTTATCTTTCTTTATTAGTTCCATTGTTTAGTTGCCTCTAAGTAAGTTACCGTTGGCTCATCAAAATATACGTCTGCATTGTACGACTGTCCGTACTCACGGTCAAACAGCATGTAGAATTTGCTCATGTTCTTTTCTTCTTCTGGACAATCATCAGTCCTATCTCTACTAATGGCATGGCCGTAGTGAAACCACTTCTCCATCGCCCTACTACCAGTAAACTCCGAGCTAAACACCTTAGCACCTGCCTCATGAGGTTTAGCACCTTTAGGTTTAGGGTTTACGTGACTGTAACAGAATATAGTAATAGGGTAGAGGTTCACAAGGTCAGCCATATCCGTACAGATTTCATTCAGTTTGTCATTGGCTTCACTTGCAGCAAACCTACTGATTAATGCGGTCAATGGGTCAATGATAAAAATGTTGATGTTATCAATGAGGTGCATCTCCTCGATGGCTATCCTAATATCCTCCCACTCCCTACTAGCACCACGGTCATAGAATCTAACCTTACCGTCCATAGATACTAATGTATCGTGTAGTAATTGGTCTTCGTATTCCTTATCTGGCCGAGTAAAATCCAGCCTAGCTTCTTTACTTGCCAGCTTCTTGGCTGTACGCACTGGGCTATTCTCTAGGTCAAACATACCGACCTTAGTCTTCTCTTGGTAGATAAGGTGGTGAACTAACTGATGTTCGTGGTCAGTCTTACCAATCTTAGGGGCAGCACCTACTACGTGGATTGTGTGTGGTCTAATCCCGAAGGTTGCCTTGGTGACGGTAGGCCACGGAAAACTAATGCCCATTTGTGGGCGTTCCATAGCCTTAACGATAATATCCTTAACGTCTACCACTTCACCCTGTCTAACGTATTCAGAATCCCACACACAGGATAAGTACAATTCGTTACCCTTATTCTTGAGTAGCATATCATTAGCGTCCTTCTCGGATAACTTAGCCACCTTAAATCTAGGGAATGTGCGTAGTACCTCCTTCACTGCACGCTTACCTGCATCGTCCGAGTCAAAGCATAGGATAACCTCATCGAATCCTTCTATGAACTCTCGATTAGCTACAATATCCTTGACCGCAGAACTAGCACCGCGTGTAAGAGATACAATGGCTGGCTCTTTGGACAGGTATTTCTTGGGCATGTTGTCAACTATGGCCTGATGTAGTGACATAGCATCTAGGCGGCCTTCAGTTATAAATAACTTCTTACCCTTGACTGCATTGTGTTGGTTCCATAAATCAAAATCACCCTTCCTGTCACCAACTGCCGTAAAGGATTTTGTCTCACACTCTCTGGCCTCATAGCCTATCAGCTCACCATTGCGGTGGTCTGGATAGTAGTGGTGCGTGATTGTTTCACCGTCCACTTCACTCACTGCTACTTTAACGCCAAACTTCTCTACAATATCCTTGCGTAAACCACGGTCTTTAATCGCTAGGGTAGGCAGTTTATTAACGTCTTCCATCTTCATTCTGCTATCCACCTTCATTTGAATTTGGTTAATCGGTACTACGTTACCACCATCATTCATGGGGTCATAGGTTTCACAGGCATAGCACCACGCATCGAATGAGCCATCTTCCTGAACGTAAACCTGATTACCGTCCCCACTACCACAGTTAGAACACGTAGTCTTATAGGCGCAAGCACCTTTGGTCTGATGTTTTTTCTTATTCATCTCTTTACTCAAACCGTGTGAAGGTTTCCGTAACACTATCGTCGGCGTAGTCATACGCCAGTAAGTACAGGTACTCACCTAGTGCCGCGTAGTTTTTCATATCACCACTGTTATGGTGTATCTGTTTTAGTATGTCTTTAAGGTCTTGAGAGCGTCCTTTGTAGCCGTCATTAACCTGTGTTGCGTTAAACAAAACGTCTTGGAAATCATCTTCTATCATCTCTTCTACTAAGTCTAACATATGCGACTCCTCGTCATCCGATAAAAATTTAGATTGATATTCCTGCTGCCATAAATCACTTGGCTCTCTCATTGTTCTAACCTCACTCTTAATTCGTGTAAGAATTTCTCAATGCCATGCCGAGAAATGTATTCCTCAGCCTCAGCCAAACACCAATGTAACTGATAATCGTCCTTGGCCTTCTGGTCTAGTGCTTCAAACTCGTTTCCAAAATCATCTTGTGCCATTGTAAGTCTCCCCTATTGGGTCATAGATATATAATTCACCGCCTTTAGCAATCCTAACGACACTTGGTTGCTGGCAGCGGTACGTTGTGATGAGCCAATTATCGCCTAACGGTTCCATCAGTGCAACTGCATGTTCTAAAGCCAACGTCTTATTCTTAAACTTATCGTCCTCGAATGAGACAATGTGGCCATTCTGCATCTCTACATCACACCAAAACTTATGTTGGTCGCCGTAGTTACGTTTCTCTTTAGTCATTTTTAAATGCGTCCACTGTGTTCTCGTTATCACTAACATGGTCAACGAGCCACCCCATATACACCTCAGCCTTTCTCAAATCCTCTAGGCCGTTCTTATGACGATAACGTGATACATACTTAATCACATTGCCTAATAGGTAGCCCTCGTATTGCGGGCTGGACATCGTTAACTCCATATACTCGATTGGTTGAACAGCTTGTTTTGTGTAGTGCTGTTGGTTTTTTACGTCTTTATATTCCATCTTTTCTCCCTTGTTAAGTTTGGGGGCTTGTTTGCCGTATACTTTAGCCGAATAATCAGGTAAAATAAAATCTAATTTTCAATCTCACCCTCATTATATACCGTACTATCTACCACCATATCGGTGTGCAACGGTTCAATATCGTTAACCGATACAAAACATACAGAACATAAGTCTACAAAACCACCTTCCAGCTCATGCCCTACACCATACTTACGGGTTGATTCGTAGTCCGTAAGCAATACATCACACGCTAGGCACCGCATTTAGTACTCCGATTCTTGCATGGCTTGCTGATTTAATAGCTCATTTTCTTCGGCTTTCATTATCTCAAACCTCAGTGTGCGTATGCTCTTCGAATGGTTGGGCAACGCTTCAAGCTGTAGCATAGCGCTGTATATTTTCCAATCCTCAAATAGTGCCTGTAGTTTTTCGTTATCGTTCATCGTCTAAATTACCTCTATGATTAATTATCAGCCGTTTTATTTCGGTTATAACTCTAGCACGTTGTGCCTCATTAGTATATATTAACGCTGTATCAAGTCTTGCGGCTGTCTCCGCGTCCGTTTTATTAAATGTTATCTGCCAGCCAGCCAGCATGCTAGCCAGCTTTTCCTCCTCAGCCTTTGACGTCATAGCTCTGTGACCTCCTGAGATACGCTGTAACCCATTTTCTTGATTAGGTCTATAGCATCCCTAGTCAAAGTTTTATGGCCGCTTATCTGGGCGAATAGCTTGGCCTGTGGGCATACTGGATAGATGCGTTCATTACCGAATACATTCTTGATTTTTACTGTGATTGTAGTCATTATAGACCCCCTAAAATATAAATATAAGTACAGGTTAGAAAGATACAGCCCATAAACGCAAGCCCAGCCAGTATAGCCTCTAGCCATGTTTCGGGCTGTGGTTCTTGGTTGCTGTGAACGTAATCGTGTTTGATTTTCATTCTAATTATTCTCCTTTAGTTTTTTATTTAATACCCTAGCGGCTTCCCTATCTTGAAAACGCAAGTAATCAATTAAATCAACTACGCTAGACCAGACAGTAGGCGGCCTGCTAATGTACCAATCGTGCGACAATACCCATTGCGTGGGTGCGTCTACTGGCCAACCATGTTCATTTACTTTGTCTAATTCCCAGAAATTGGTTATTTCCCATTTATTGTATCTATAGTGCTCTATTGTGCGCTCTTTCATCATGCCACCTCCAATTGTAGTCGAATTACTTTACCCATTTTAACGCCATGCGCCGGATACGCAATAGTCTTAACATCTTTAGACCAACACTTGCGGCAGCCGTTGCAATTACCCTCATTCACATAGGCTTCGCATACAGTCGCACCCGTTGGCGCGTCTGCTGGCGTTGGTATAATGGTGCTAGTATGCTCGCCCTCAATGGTTCCGCCCGTCACGCTGTCACTTGATAAACGTACTACTACATTAGGCAAGGCTTCCATTTTGGCAATAACCTCCGAAA